GGAAGTTTTTATCTACAAAGACTTTATTGTTATTAAGAATTGCTAGGGTGCAGTAGACAACATCTACCGAATGGCCAGAATGCATTGTGCTAAAGTCCATTATCTCTTTTGCCAGCATCCACTCGTAGAAACTTAGTATTCTAAGTGCAGCATCTCGGCGGAGCATGACTATGGTGCCATCTACATGGATACTTAGTTCTACTTTGTCGTACTTTTTTGACATTGCTAGCGAACTGATTTTACCGTTTTGAGCAGGCCAGATTAAATCAGGAGCCATTACCCAAATGTTTTCGTCATCTGCCATCATCTCTGTGAATCGGTTAGTCATCTCAGCGTGACTGTCCGTGAATGCATCTCCTGCGTTGAAAGAGAACAGTAGGTGGTCTGTATTTTTGAAGTCCTTGAGTGCGTTGTAGAAGTGCCCGTAGTATCGGACTTTTTCTGCTACAACCCAGTTGGGTCTTTCTTCTGGCCTACTAGTGACATCAAAAGCAAGAAAATCCAGCCCAGCTTCGGTTAGCTGTCTGTCAATCTCGTAAGAGTTATGTAGCATTTCATCCCAAGCGACGAAATATGTCTTGCTAGTTGCCACTACAGCCTCACTGGGAGAACGCTTAGGTGCTCTCTTGGGTCGAAACTACCGCCAATGACCATTGTTAAGAGACCAGGTTTTGACTCCATACCTGCACGGTCGCGGAACCATTCGCTTCCAGGGTCAGTGGTCGGAGCCTGTACCCAGAATCGCTGACTGATATCCATGCACTTAAAGTTGTGGAAGTGCCCAGATACCCAGACGTCTGCGTTACCTAGTGCAGTCTGTCCAGCAGCCTGATTTGCTAGGTACTTTAGTGGGTCACGAGATTGGTGCCCGTGGAATAGTCCGAGCATGCATCCGTCAATATCTACAGTCAGAGTTTGATGTCCAGATGCTGGATAGCGGAACTCGATGTGCTGTAGTGCTGGGTTTTCGGCGCAGGCGTCTTGAACTGCCGAGGCAATTTCGACGTTCCAGCCGTCTGCTGGGTCTGCAGCAACCTGACGAGTTACTTCATCATGGTTTCCGTTGATTACTGGAACAACCATACGCTCTGCTAGTGGAGCAAAAGCTTTAATCTGTGCCATAAGCAAACGACGTGCAACACGAACCTGTTCGGTAAGTCCGAGGTCAGATGCTGATTGGCCTTGTAGTCGTCCACCTTGGGACACGATACCTTCTACGTGGTCTCCTGGAAGTCCTAGAACAAGTCCACCAATAGGTAGACCTTGCTTAACTAACATTTTCTGACGCTCTACAGCTGCTTCAGTAAGATGTAGGATTCGGGCTACTGATTGCTCGGTGCCTTGGCCATTTGCTTTCTTACCAATTTGTTGGTCGCTAGGGAATACTGCGTAAGAGCCGTCTCCAGTTGCAGCTTTTAGTCCACGCTCTGGACGCCACTTCTTAATCTCGTCTACGAGCTTCTCTGCATCTAAGCGGTCAGCAAGTGCAATCTTTGCTGGTACAACATTGACTCGAAGTGACTCAAGGTACTCGCCGTCGTACTTCTGCCATTTACCACGACGGACTGAAGTCACTTCCCAGTCGTCTGGGTTCAAGTCAAAATCAACTAGAATCTGACGAGCGTCCTGAGGCTGTCCTGGCTGGTGTGGTTCAGAAATAATAAAACCACCAGAGAGGTCATCGACATCCATGCGTGGACGCCAAGACTCTGGTGTGTTTAGGCTCTTGATGTCTGACCCGGACTTACCCGGGCTGACCAACTTGTCAAACTTGTCTGAGAGGCTCATTCGCTAGTCTTTCTGCTGCAGCCGCACTCGGCTCTGCGGTGTCGGTCTACTGCACTATTAGATGTGTCAAAACCCTCTTCGCGAAGAACTCTGGCAATGGTTGCGTTGTTCAAACGATTAGGGGTGCCTTCGGGCGTGTCAAGCATCTCTTTGAGAGCTGTTCGGTCATCTTCGGATAGTTGAGTGCCGTGGATGATTGAGCCAATCTTGCACAGTGATGTGCGTTTAGGTGTGTTGCTGGCTTCTGCTAGCTTGTCTGCAAGCGACATAACGTTCCTTTCGTACTTCGTCTTTGTCATTTGTCATTCTACTACAGCTAGTTGCTATTTGTGTCTTATCTAACTAGCTTTTTTTCTAACTCTTTTTTTTGGCATTACTGATACTGGTTGTTCTGTTTCATCAACATACACAAAGGTCGGGTTATTTGCAATCAAAATCTGCTTGATAAACTTGACTTCGGTTGACGTCTCTTTAGCCATTTCTGATGTCTTATGTACTTGGTCTGCAAGCGAGCTTCCACCATTTGGCCAGAGCTGATGCTCTACTCGGTCAAGTCTGTCTGAAATAGTTCGACCCTGCGTGTCTAACCCAATCGAGTTGCTGATTGTTCGTGCTAGTCTGTAAACAGCGACAATGCCGCCAATGATTACACCTAAGGCGGTGATGACTGCTGCAGTTGTAAAAATAATGTCTATAGGCATCGGTTATACTGGTATTCCTGGTAGGAGCAATTAGGTTTGCTTCTATAATTCTACCCTAGTAGGGTCGCCCTGATTCGGCAGGTTGTTAGGTCAACCACTCTCGGTCAGTTTGTGCTTTCGCACACAAAATTGTCGTTTCGACTTGCATTCGTCGTACTTTCCTGTATGCTGATGCCAGTAGATTTAGGAGAGAACATGTCTGATTGGGATTCATCAGGTAACGGAAGACTAGCTAAAGGTGCCGCTTGGTATGCCTCTAAGGGCTGGAAAGTACTGCCATGTCATGGTGTTGCTGAGGGTGGACGATGCACCTGCAGCCAGCCTCACGGTGAGCCTAAAGATGTAGGTAAGCACCCAGCTATCCGTGAATGGAACATCAACGCTACTTCTGATTTATCGACTGTTGCTGGTTGGTGGGAGCGCAACCCTGACTATAACGTTGGTGTCTTCTGTGGACCATCTGGATTCCTTGTAATCGATGTTGACCCTCGCTCCGACGGTCTTGAGTCATTTGAAAAGTTTGAAGAACTTCTAGACGGCTCACTCCCTGCAACTGTTGAAGCCGAAACTGGTGAGTACATGCACAAGGGAGTAATCGTTCGTGGACGCCACCTTTACTTTAAGTGCGACCCCGAAGAACAGTTTGTCGGAAACCTGATTAAGAATGGTCTTAAGGGTATCGACATCAAGCACAACGGATATGTGCTTATTGCCCCTAGCCGACACTTCTCTGGAACTTCGTATGACTGGAAGCCAGGCCACGCTCCTTGGGAAATGGAGATGGCAGATGCTCCAGAAGAACTCTTACAAGCAATCCGCAAGAAAACTCGTCGTGGAACTGGCACTAGCTATGGCGAAGGTAGCTGGGAGTGGTTGGGTGAACTAGATTTCAAGGGTGAAAAAGTTGACATTCAGAGCATGCTTGAAGAGGGTATTAGCGAAGGCTCTCGTGCTGTAGATATCTATAAGCTTGCATGTGCTTTAGCTAACAAGTTTGGAACTAGTCCTGAATCACAGATGATGATTGAGACGATGATGATTCGTTTCAACCACGAAAAGGTTCGCCCTCCGATGGAACTTGAGGGGCAGAACTCACTGCTTATGCACACGCGACGTGCTATCGAGTTTGTAGCTAACAACCCTAAGAGCAATAAGGATGTTTCTAGCCCCGAGGTTCAGGCTCAAATTGCTGGTTCAGTATCTTCTGTACCTAATGTTGTTGGTAGCACGATTACCAGCCTTGTTGAGTCTGGTATGTCTCTTGAAGAGGCTACTAGTAACGACAACATCGATATTCCAGATGACCCTGACTCGCTGGACGAGTCTAAAGGTGGTCGCCCTGGATTCCGCTCGTTGACCGATATGGGTAATGGTCGTCGTCTAGTAGATGCTTACGGCTCTGCAATTCGTTATACTCCTGGTCTTGGTTGGTTCCGCTGGGACGGCAACTACTGGAAGCCAGACCTAGAAAGCCTAGAACTGCAAGAGATTGCAAAGAACGTTGCTACTGTTATTGCTGCTGAAGTCAGCAACCACGATGACCAGGATAAGAAGACTGAAATCTTGAAGTGGGCGTATCAGACCAAGTCCAATAGCCGAATTAAGAACATGACTGTAAGTGCCAACTCTGACAAGAGAATCCTTGTTGGCGTAGACCAGTGGGACAGCGATGACAACTTACTAGGTGTTCAAAATGGCGTTATCGACCTCAAGACTGGCGAACTACTAAAGGGTCAGCCAAACCTATACATTACTCGTCGTGCACCAGTTGCCTACACTGCTGGTATTCGTAACCCACGCTGGGAGCAGTTCATCGACTTTGCTACTGGCGGAGACAAAGAACTTCAGGACTGGTTACAGCGTGCAGTCGGTTACACACTTACTGGTAAGAAGAACCACGACCTTATGTTCTTGGTCTATGGTCCTCCGGGCTCTGGTAAGAACACCTTTGTTGAAGCAATCGTTAAAGCACTTGGTACTCAGCAGTACTCTTGGCCACTTGACTCTAGCGTTCTTGCTGCTGGAGATGGAGCGGCTAACCGCTCTGACGAATACCACTGGGCTCAGTTGCGTGGTCGTCGCATGGTTTGGGTTGACGAGTTGCCAGAATCTGAGCGTCTCAAGGAAAACTCAGTCAAGAAGTTGACTGGTTCGTCTGAAATCTCGGCACGTTCCCCGGGTGAGCAGCCATTTACTTTCCAGGCTCAGGCAAAGTTGTGGGTTACTACTAACCACCGCCCTACCATTACTGATGACGCTATGTGGCGTCGTCTACGTCCAATCCCTCTTGGTAATGTTCCAGAAAAGCCAGACCCTGACTTAAAGGCTTACCTATTTGACCCTGAGGGCGGACTACCGTCTGTCCTTGCTTGGGCTGTCGAGGGTGCAATTAAGTACCTGAATTCAAGTGCTAAGGACCCGTTGGCAATGTGTACTGCTGTTGCCGAAGCATCATCTATCTATCGCAAGAACGAAGACCGCATTGGTCTGTTCCTAGAAGAAGAAACTGCCGAATCTGAGACTTCAAGTCTTGGAGTCAAGGCTCTTTACACTATCTACAAGATGTGGACAGAAGAGCGTGGAGAGCGTTCGCTTTCTCAGACTAACTTCCAGCGTCGTCTAGCAGACCGTGGAATCAAGATTGAGGGTCAGGGTTCTCGTGCCATGATTCTGGGTCGTATCATGGTTCCTCGTGCTGTACCTAGTTCTGAAGTCGACTGGGGCACTGCGACACGCTTTGCTAAGAATTTCTAAAAACACGTTTTTCGAAGTCTATTAGACTAAGACGTGCTATAGAATACAAGTGTGCACTCTGGGGAGAGGCACAAATGGGGGTTGGTAGCCTCATCCTGCCAACCCCCTACCAAATACCTAGGAGAGTTATGAAGATTTGCATCGCTACCCCGATGTATGGCGGAAACGCTAAGAGTATGTATGTCGCATCTACGATTGAGCTACTAAATAAGTTGGCTATGAACGGTCATCAGGTGTTCCAGACTGTAATTACTAACGAGAGCTTGATTACAAGAGCTAGAAACTCTCTTGTTCACGAGTTCCTAAAGTCAGATGCCGATGCACTTCTTTTTATAGATGCAGACCACGGCTTTATTGCTGACGATATCCTTCGCATGATTGAGTCTGGTAAAGACTTAATTGGTGGTGTCTACCCTATGAAAGCCATTAACTGGGGCAATGTTCGCAAAGCTGCTTTGGCTGGTAAAGAAAACCTAGAAGAGTATGCAGGATTCTTTGCTGTTAACTTCTTGAGCGAGGCTCAGAGTTTTCAGTACTACGAACCGTTCAAGGTTCGTGATATCGGTACTGGAATGATGTTTATTACTCGTAAAGTCTTTGAAGAGTTGAAGCCTGTATGCAAGCAGTACAAGAACAACTCAATTAACAATGGTCGTATTGAAGACACTCACATCACTGAGTACTTCACTACAATGATTGACCCAGATGGCGATATCTTGCTATCTGAAGACTACGCTTTCTGCTACATGTGGCGTGAACTTGGTAATGATGTCTATGCTGCCCCTTGGGTCAGACTTACCCACGCTGGCGACTACAACTTCTCTGGAAGTTTCCTAAAGATGTTGGAAGCTAACGAGTGGTCAGATGCACCTAATTCTGTTCCAGTAGATTCTTCACCGTCGTCGGATACCACTTCCGAAGATTCTGAGTAGGAATCTCGTCGCGGTTTAGTCCGTCGGCAATTGTTTTAAACGAAGCTCCTGAAGCTCTTTCAGACAGAACTCTCTGTTTGATTTCTTCGGGGGTTTTGTTCTTAGGTCCCATGTCTACGCCCCAGACGATGCCGCGAGCTCTGCGGTCTTTATGAACATCACGTTGACGCTCAGCGATAATCCCACGTTCCATCTCCGCCAGGGCAGACATGATTGTCACAACGAAGCGACCTTGATAGCTAGATGTGTCCAGGTTTAGGTCCAGCATCACAAGACGCCAACCATTCTTATTAGCTCGGTCTACTATGCTCAGGAAGTCTTGGGTAGAACGTGCGAGGCGGTCAATGCGGGTAACAAAAAGAGCCTGTGCCTCACCAGCATCTAAACGCTTTAGAGTTTCTGTAAGTGCTGGTCGTCCAGAGATAGATTTACCAGAACGACCTTCTTCACGAACTAGCTCTATGTCAGTAAACCCAGCTAGCTCGGCCGCTTGTTGGAGCTGTCGTTCTTGTACGTCAAGGGATACGCCGTCGTTTACCTGCAGCTGTGTAGATACACGGGCATACAGTAAGGCTAATCCAAGGTCTTCAGTATTCACTTACTAATTATAGTTTGTGTAGTGAGTCCCCTACTCGAGCCTCTAGCCCTTGAATAGTGCTGGAGTTATTAATAACTTCGTCAAACTCATAATCGTTTAGAGCATGCTCTGACGCGTGGTCATTTGCTGCTTCTACTCCAGGTCTAAGAACACGCCATACTTTGCCGCCTAGTTTTCTGACTGCATCCGCCTCGTTAGGGTATCTGACATCAGAGAATACTGCTTTAGCTCCATCTGGAATCTGTTTAATTGCAGCGTTGACCCAGAAGTCGCTGCCGAACATCTCTCTGCCAACTTCTGTCCCGAATCGTTGAAGTAGCCCTCTTACGTCTGGGCTTCTTTCCTTGATGCCGTCCCAGCCGTATACATCTATTCCGACTCTTAGTGCGGTGTTAGTAATTTCGTTTACAGTAATTCGAGGGTTGAGTCGGTACATTGCTTCTTTCATAGGAGCAGCAAACGACATCTTTGTGTAACCGTGCGACTCTACTAAGTAGTCAGCAACAGTATCCTTACCTGACCTTGCCCATCCGGCTAATCCGATGCAGGTTATTCTAGGCTGTAGTTTTCCGTCTCTAAGTATTAGTAGTGGTATTCCTAGTGCTTCCGCAACTTGAACTTCGAGCAAGGCACCTTTACTGCTTTGCCAATTTGGCAATACGCACACAGAGTCGGATAAAACAAGATTAGACAAATCACGTCGCATGTAGCTAGACCAAGTAGCCCCGTTATCGCGAGCGGCTATTGCATTTTGTATTGCAGTCTTGAGGTCAGCACCGTCATTAGTGGCTGGGTTTAGTGTCTCGTGTCCTAGCTTTTTTAGTTGTTCTTCGGCTTCAAAGAACGCTGGAAAGTTCCAGTCTTCGTATCCGGACATTGGCCCAGCGATGTAAATCTTCATAGGTCTTCCTCCCATATTTCATTGATTTCAATGTCCATACCTGCTTCTAGGTCCTCCATGCGAGTTGCCAGAATGGCAATGTCATACCCGTCTTCATAGCCAGACACGTATGCTTCCATCTCTTCCTTAGATGCTTCTCGAACAGTGAAATCTATTCCAGGGATGCCATCCATGGCTTCAGCGGGTGATGAAGCAGCTACATAAGCGTAATCTTCGTCTACGCCTTTGTCTAGGTCAATGTGCTTCCAGTCGACTCGATAGAATTTCTTGTCTTCAGGGGGTTCTTCGTTGTAGTCCATACCTAAATCCTATACCCGTTTAAAGTAAAAAGCCACCCAGTTGGATGGCTTTTTTGTATTCCAGGCTCGCAGTACTGGATTAATACAGGTTTAGTCTATGACTCGGATAGGGTCTTGTCAAGCCGTGGGATAATTGAGATATAACTTCACAGCAAGGAATCGCATGCGTATAAACCCTAATGACCGATATCAGTGTCAGGTATGCGGGGAAATCTTTGTTGTGCCGTCACTTGCTAGATGGTGCGAACTAAAGCATGACGGGGCTGTGCCCGAGAAAAGCTCTGAGCAAAAAGACTAGCTCTACCACTTACCAAGCGGACACTTAGCCGCTTCTAGTTTTGTCTTGAACTCCATAAAGCAGCCACACTTCTTGCACTGGTCAACAACTTTGATTAGTTCTGGGCATGCCCTACAGATAGCCATACGTTCTTCAGCGTGACTCTCGTCAATCTTACGAGTCTTAGGGTTTAGCAGGTCGAGTGGCGTAACGCCGTTTTTTTCTTTGTACTTCTCCCAGCGGGATTTCTTAGGCTCCGTGCTCACGGTGGAAAGGCTCCAGTTCAGTCATGTCTGTCTCTAGTATTACAAATTGGTTGTCTACAAATAAAGCATTTGGCGACATAACGTACATGCCGTAAGGGTAGTCTCCAAGATTGAGGACCAGTGGGTTGCTTAGTAGAATGCTTCCGAAGTAGTCAGTAGTTTGCAGCTCTTCTAGAACTTGACCGTCTTTCAAAAATCTGACGGTTACGCCTTCGTGCTCTGGATAGTCTTCCGAGATATCTACAACCTCGTCTGCGCCAGTAAAGATAGCAGCGTGCTCAGCGGAAAGTGGTATGTCGTATACGCATTGAGTATCGATGACCCAGACTAGCGGTACGCCTCTTTCGCCTTGATACACAAACTCTAGTGATGAATCGGTCAGCATGTGTAAATCCTAGCAGAAGTCCGGGTTAAATGGGTCTGGCGAAGTAGCTGGGCTACAAGAAACTCCAGCACCTAGGGTTCCACACTGGTTTACGTTAGTGCAACAAGCAATTGAGATTTGGAAAGTTGTACATCTAAATGTGGTAGGTGCAGCAGCTGCTGTACGAGATGACGCCACTAGCCCTTGAACGCAGCCTGCCATTATGACAAACCGTTTCCGCTAATAATCCAGGTAGTTGCAGTAGTTTTAATTGCGGTAGCAATACCGTTAGCAGCAAGAGTTCTTGTTCCAGTTGTTGTAGTGTTTGCTAGACGCAGAGTGTCTGTTGTAATGGCGATAGAAAGAGATACAGACGGGGCTGTAATAAATGTGATTGTTGTACCGATTTGGAAAGCTACTGCAGAGTTTGCAGGGATAGTGACTGTCTGACCGGTAACGGTGTAGTAGATATGCTTTCCAGCATCTCCTGCCACAAGGGTGTAGGCACCGCTTTGGGAGTTCTGAGGCATTCCGACATAACCTAAGTTACCGGCTGCAGTGGCTGCAGTTGCCGCGGTTGGTGCACCAGTTATTGTTCCATTTATGACAGCGGTAGATGAGGAACCAGATGAGGAACCAATATTAATGGTTGTGCTTCCACTAGTTCCACTTGTACCGATGTTAACTTGCTTGCTACCTGTTGTTGCTCCAGTAGCTAAGTTGACTGTGGCGTTGGCTGTTGAAGTTCCGGCAATAGTTAGCGTAGTTACTGCAGCACCCATGGTGATGGTTGTCGGTGTTGCTAGTAAGGCAAGGGTTGCAGCGTTTGAGTTTATTGCTGGAGAGTTTAAGTTTATTGAAGTTGAAGATATAAGGTTCGCGGTTGCAGTGTTTGTAGCGTTTCCGATTGCAACAGCAGAGGCGTTTGTCCCACCAATAGTTATTGTTCCGAAGCTACCGCTAGTTTTGGTACCGACATCCATGGTAATTGCACCAGAGTTACCAGTGGTTCCTGCTGCACCCGTTGCAATAGAGATAGCTCCCGATGTGCCTCCAGTTCCGGATGCGTTACCTGTACTTAGTGTAAGAGTTCCAGAAGTAGTAGCTGTTGAGGTTCCAGTCGAAACCGTAACTCCTCCTGAAGCAGCCGCTGAGTTTCCAGAACGAATAAGTATTAAACCAGTTGTGCCAGAGGTTGTTGTAGTTCCTGTTATAAAGTCAATAGCACCTGAGTTAGCTGATGTTGTATTTGCCGTAAAGAAGTCTAAGTCTGTTGTACCAGTTCCACCTGTAATAGATGTAATACCTGTAAGAGCTAAGTTACCTGTAGTTCTGTTTAGTGCAACAGAAGTTGTACCAATGAATACAGCTGAGTTACCGAGAACAGTAGAAGTAAGAGTTCCAGTTACGTTTGCACCAGGAACGTTGGTAAGCGATGCACCTGAACCGCTAAATGTAGTTCCAGTTACTGTTCCAGGGAAAGATGTGTTTCCAGAAGCGTCAAGCAGCGTTGCGGTTCTTACTAGTGTTGTAAAGACCCCGGTGTACTGTCTTACGTGGATTGGCTCGGTGCCATCGTCTGCGGTTGCAATCTCTGCAAAACCGGTGTTTGTGGCAGTTCCTCCAACAAGGATTCTAAACTGGTCGTTGTCAGCCATGTTTCCACGAACTAGTTCAGCAGAGTTAGTGCCTGATACTGTAGCAACCACTGTTGTTGGAGTTGCGTGAACGTGGTCTGCTCTAGCAGCTGTAGTTGCTGTACCTACCGCGGCAGTTCCAGGGGCAGCAGGGGTTGTAGAGCTTAGCCCAGTGATGCTGTTGAATGAGATTCCTGTGATTGCTCCGGCAGCAAAGCCTCCAGAAGCGTCTCTCAGGACTAGGGTCGAGGCACCGTTTGCTGTCGCACCGTTTGTAGCAATAGCGATAGAATCTGCGGTTGCATCACCAGTAATTGTGATGCCAGTTCCAGCGGTAAAAGTGAGTGTGTCAGTGGATGAATCTGCTACTGGGCTAGTTCCAGATGGGGTTGAGATGGTAGCAAATGAGTTAGAAGTTGCTCCGCCGCCAACTAAGTTAGTTCCTGCAGATGCACCACCTGCTGAGATGTCGATGTAGTAACCTCTGGCGGTCCCACCTTGCTCAAAGAAACGGAGTTTGTTTTGGTAGACATCGATGGTCACGCCGCCAGTAACGGTGGTATTGGTTACAGCATTGGCTAGGAAGATTTCTCCGCCCTCATCACCAGAAGATGCAGTTACGCTAACTTTTCCACTAGTGGAGATGTCACCTTCAGAAGTTATTCCAGTTTTAAATAAGCGAGCCATAAGCTAATCCTATCACTTACTAGCCAATAACTACTGCGCGATACTCGCTACCTGCCAATGTGGCTGAGTTTAGGGTAAGGGTTACAACGTTGGCACTTGTAGTTACAACGTCAACCTCGACTGAAGCATTGCTTGAGTTCTGGTAAACATCTACAACTACGTTAGAAGTGTTTAGGTTGTGAGTCACAGTCCAAGTAATTACGTTGCTAACTGCAGTAAGAGCTCCGTTGTTTTCTGCGTACTTCTTTGTGAATCCTGCGGATGAGGCAGAAGCAGAGGTTAGGTAGGTATTTGTGTCCTGAACTAGTGTGCCACCAGTGCTTAGCTTCACAAAGCCTGACGTACCTAGCGAGACAAGCTTTACAGTTCCAGTAAGGTTGATAACTTCACCAGCACCGATGTTTACGCTTCCAGCAGTTCCTGAACCGCTGTCAGTGCCACCAGCCCAAACGTATACGTTACCACCCTGCGCAGTTCCAGATACAGCAGTAGCGTAACCACCCTTTAGGTAGGCGTGAGGGCCTTGACCGCTTGTAGATGCGTAATCTGCTGCCTGAGCAATAAAGTTTGTACCAGAGGTACCAGTAATAGATGTTGCACCAGTAAGAGCACCAGTTACAGCTGCAGAACCGTTAAAGTTCTGGCCCCATAGAGCGCGGGAAGTGGTTAGAGTTGCGGCAGAACCAGTTGTGTTTCCAGACATTGTTGAGTCGGTAAACGCAATAGTCTTGCGGGTGCTGCTTGGTGTAAAGAACAGGTTGGTTCCATCGAACTCCACTGCTCCAGCTGCAGCTGAAGTTAGGTTAGTACCAGAAGTTAGATATAGAGGAGCAGTTCCAACGCTTGCAGTACCTGCACGAAGAGTTAGCGAGCCAGTAAGGGTTCCTGGCTGAGCTAGTGTCATCACTGTGCTGCTTGTGCTTGGGAACGTCATCGTAGTTGAGTCAGTTCCAGCAAGAGTCAAGGTGTTGTTGATTGTTGCTGTCTTAGAGTTAGCAACTGTCAGAGTACCAGTAGACGAAGTAACAGTCAGACCGTTAATTGTCTTGTTAGTTAATGCTTCTGAGCCAGCAAGAGTAGCAAGCGTTCCAGAAGTAGGCAGCGTAAGCGAAGTGTTGCCAGTTGCTGTAAATGACTGAGTAAATGAACCAGCGTGAGTAACGTTTCCAGCAAGGCTCAGTGTACCGGTGCCAAAGGTTAGGGATGAGCCTGAACCAGTAGTAGTAAGTAGGGTTCCGCTTGTAGGTAGGGTAACTGTTGTAGTGCCAGTTGTAGTTAGCGTTGTAGCATGAGCGCCTGAAGTAGTAAGGTTTCCACCTAGGGTAATTGTCTTACCGGAGTTGTTTACACCAGTACCACCGTACTGACCTGCAATAACGTTGGCAGACCAGGTACCAGTAGTGACATTGCCTAGAGTAACTATAGTTGACTGACCTGCGTATGTTGAAGCGATGTCAATGCTGTCAGTATTAGCTGTAATGCGGTCAGCTGTACCTACTGCGTTTAGAGTGTTACCAGTTTTAGTAAGACCATTACCAGCGGTAACCTGGCCAAGACCAGTGAACTGAGTGAATACAAGAGCGGTAGTTCCAACAGTTATTGGTGCGTTAGTAGTAAGGACCCAACCAGAGTCTGCGTTAGCAGTTCCTTCTTCAACAAATACCGCAAAGTTGGCAGTTACTTCTGCGTTAACGTCTGCATCAGTTGCTCTTGTAGGTGCTCCAGAAGCATTAACTGTATAGATACCGTTTTCTGTACCAGTAGTCTGGTCTTTAATGAGGATACGGTCCCCAGTAACAAGGGTAACGCCATCAATTACTGACCCGTTAGCATACGCTGTTGCTAAAGTTCCGTTCGCAGTGGTGGCTGCGTGTACAGACGCTTTCCAGTCAATTCCCTGTGCCGCTGAGTCAACGTATGCTTTAGTCGCAGCGTCTGTATCTGAGGTAGGAGTTCCAACGTTAGTAATTTTGTTGCCGCCCATAGACACAGTCTGGGTGGCAGCAATTGTTAAACCGTTCAATGTACCAACGGAAGTCAAAGATGAAGCCGTTACTCCAGAAGCAAGTGTTGTATGAGTAAGGGTTCCAGCATTAGCGGTAACCGTAATCGCGGCAGAACCGTCAAAGTTAGTTCCGTTGATTGCACGAGGAGTTTGAAGAACAGTTGCATTAGCTGCAGTTCCCGTAAGGTTTGCGGTAATTGTGTTAGCGGCAAAGTTTCCAGACGCATCGCGAGAAACAATTGTTGATGCACCGTTGGCAGTAGCTGCGGTAGTTGCTGAGTTTAGAACCTTACCTGCGGTAGAGATAGTTGCTAGGTATGAGTCAGCAATTGTTGCTGTGCTAGAAAGAACACCAGAGCCGCTAGTTAGAACAATACCTGCTGTAGTAAGCGGAGTGGTGATTGTTCCAGTAAAAGTCGGGGATGCAGTAGGTGCTGCACCAATTGAGTTGTAAGAGATGTTTTTAGCAGACGAACCATCAAAGGTTGAGTCAGCTGCTGCACCAGTACCGTCGCTCTTGAAGGTAAGAGCAGCAATCGTTCCAGTAGTAATTACTTGCCAGCTAGTACCGTTGTAGACCTTAAGGCTTCCACCAGTATTGAAGTAGATTTGACCCGTGGCTGGGGTTGATGGGTCGCTCGCTAGGTTCTGGATAGCAGCGTTTTGCAACTCATTCTTGTTGAGGTCAATCGGTGTTAAGAATTTACGTGCCATCGTCTAGTTTCCTATGATAAGTAAGCGTATCCGCTTATAGCGTGCGTGAGTGTTACGGTCAGTTCATTTACGGATGCATAAGAAAGGTCTCCCTCGACCACGGTTCCCGCTGAATCCGTAACTACAACATTTGGGTAAAAGCCTAAATTGTGCGTAATTACCCAACTCAATGATACCGCATTCTGCAGGTGGGTATAAGCGATAACTTGTGAAGGACCGGCTGGTCCTTGAGCTCCCTGAGGCCCCGTTGCACCAGTTGCACCTGTAGCACCAGTTGCTCCTGTGGCACCTTTTTCTGCAAATAAATCCCACGCTTCGCTAGAGCCTGGTACAACATTAACAACACCATTTTCGCGGCAGACATAGGTGGAACCATTGTAAGTTACTACAAAGTACTCGTTGTAAATTGCTCCTGGAGTGTATGGACCTCGAAAATCAAATCCCTGTCCCTGTGCACCCTGTGCACCTGCTTCACCAGTAGGACCTGCAGGTCCAGTCTCGCCAGTTGCACCGGTAGGTCCGGTTGGCCCTGGAATTCCTTGCGGACCACCCTGAGAAATCTCAATCTTGGTGATTTGCTCTTGAACAACAATTTTGTTCTGGTCGCGTTTATCTATTACTACTCTGTTAGGTGTGTCATTCGTCTCTATTGCCATTAGCGAGTTACCTCTGCCTTAACTACGAAGTTACCTTCGATAAGACGGTCAACAACACCCCCGCCAGATACTACTTCTAGGTCATAGACGTAGATAGCTGGCACTAAGTTTGCTGTATCAGCAGCTGAAATAGTAAGGGTAATCTGCCCTTTGGTTGCAGCATTGCTGCCTAGGGCAATTCTAGAGTTGGCGGTGGTCAGCGTGATAATAGTATTAGCAGCATCAATTGCTGTTCTAACGTGCATGCGAGCAGTATACCCAGTCAAATCGTATGCGGCGTTGGCTGAATCTTTCCAGGTGATAGTGCGGCTAAAGGTAGCACCCTGGTTGCATGTAAAGTTGTGAATGCCTGTAGGTCCACAGCAGCTCATGTTGTCTCGTTTCGGGGGAAGAGTAATCTCTTCTATTTTACAACAGTATTGGCATTCTAATACTGGATAGCCAGGTGTATAGTGGAATTAGACGTATACCGAGAAGACTCAGAGGATTATCTTGATTTCTAGAACTATCCAGACCAAATACCCCAAGATTTCTGAATGGGGCGGTCAGACTAAGAAGTTTATGCGGCTCATAAACCCCGACGATAAGCGTTGGTCTGCCTTCAATCCATCTATTGGCTACTCGCCAGAAGTTGGCTATGCCATGACTATTCGTTCCAGTAACTATGTCTTAAATGACACTTCTGGCACTGTGGACGTAACTGATGGCGGATTTGTAAAAAATAAGGTATGGTTTGCTGACTTAGACCAAGACACCCTTGAAATTACTGCTGTTCGTCAGATTCAGTTTGCCTATGACGAGTATCCGCTTATTCGTGGAATTGAAGATGCCAAGCTGTTTTGGCGTAATGGTTCTTGGTACTTCTCTGGGGTTATGCTCGAAAGAGAGCATACAACTGCTTGCCGAGTCTGTTTGTATCAGTATGACCACGTAAACAACATTGCAACGCTAGTTAAGAAGTGGGAAGGTCCGGACATCTTTAGACCTGAAAAGAACTGGATGTTTCCGTACAATGAGAATCCTAACTTTGATGCTATCTACGGGGCTACTGGTGTAGTCAAAGATGACAAGTTGATTGCAAAATTTCTGAATGAGAAGAGTCTTGGCGGACTGAGGGGCAATACTAATCTGTGGGAGCTAGAAAATGGGACTTATCTTGCACTTATGCACACCCTGTATTTGAAGACAAGTACCTATTACGACCCTAAGAGGTTTGGTAATGCTACTGCTCAGCAAAGGCGTTATAGTCATCAGTTTGTGAAGATAGACCAATACGGAAGTTTGATAGAACTATCTGAAGAGTTTATCTTTGATGAACTAAACATTGAGTTTGCCGCTGGACTAGTTGAGAAAGACGGCCACTACGTCATTACTTATGGTTCAAGAGACATTACGGCTAACATGGCAACGATTCCCGTAGAAGAAGTACATAAGCGTATGGTTCCAATTGGAACTCTAAACGTTGAGATGTATGTTCAACCTATGAATTAATATGACTGATTTAGACGTTTTAGACAAAGAAGAAACTGATACCACTGATAGCAGTGATGAAGAGCAATTCTC